TAATAGCACCAGTATGATTATCTCTAACCAAATAATCATAATCAATTACTTTAGTATAATCCATCATAATGAAGCAACGATTCTACAATCCTGTATTTTTGGAACAAATACCGGTTGCGAAGCTTTCAATATAATTTTAATTGCAAAAGAAGAATATTCGGGCAAATCACGCACACTGAACTTATATTCTTTATATGATGACTGACTTTCTAAATATCCAGAAACAACATTATCACTTGAAGGTATGACAACAATATCTGATTCCCCAGCAACATTAAAATAATTCCAATCTAAATCATCAAAATTATATTGTGAACTTGCTAATTTATATTTGTATAAAACTTGAATATCATCTTGATTGAACAAATTAGCAGTTAATCTTACATCAATACAAGTAGATGGATTTTCCAATGAAATTTCTTTGGTTACATACTTAGCAATTGAAGAGCTGTTTTTAGAAGCAATCTCATTAACATATGAAATACCACTAGAATAAGTGATAGATTTAATTTCAGCAAATGCTCTTTCTACTGATGCCAAGTTATCATATGATAATAAATCACCCACACGGAATACATCTGGTTGTTGAGCACTAGTATTACCAACAAATGATAATCTAGCATATGGAGACGTAGTTGCTAAAGCGGTATAGTTATTATTAATTGGATTTTTGTTATTAGAAATACGCAATTCTTTTCTTCTCTCATCCCATAATACAACTTTACCACTAATTACATTGGAATATTTTTTAGTTAAATCACTTCTATCAAAAGCAGTAATTATCGAATTATTATCAAAACTGAATGGCATTTCAGTAATGCCGTTTGGAGTAGAAAATACATTAGTTGGAAAATTATTTAAAGTAGGAATATCATCAAACACCAATGTTTCGTTTGCTTGGAATATAGTATCAGTAAGCATCTTAATCCACAATACTGTACTTGCCTTATCTGCTTTTACGATAATACCTTTTGCCTTTGAGCTATATCCAGTTACTGTTTTAATATTTGTAGTGCTTCCTACAAGTGTGCTTTCTGGAATAATTCCCAAACCAGTTCCACTGTATATAACTTTATATACTGGATACAATTTAATAATTTGATCTCTTCTTCCATAACGGGATTCTGAACCTGAAGATTTTTCTACTTGATTATGAACTAACTTAACTGAACTAGTTCTTAAATCTACCACTGGAGATAGATATGATTTGGTTGAAGATAAGGTTAACTTATATGCTAATGATTCATTTTCTATATTATTATTTTTAAGTTCATTAACTCTAGAAGCAACTACTTTTTGATTATTAAATATGTGCTCTTGATTTAAGAAAGTTTTTTCAAACCCATCATTTGACAAATCTTGAGAGTAAGATGCATAAACATTACTTGTGCTATCTACTGGTATGATATTGGTAGTTTTTACTGATGCATCTACAGACGTAGAAGGAAGCGATAATATTCCAACTTGAGCATATAATTTTTCAAATTTTCTATTATATGATGCTAATACTGTTTTACCACCACCTAATTCATTTGATGTTGCTTGTAATCCTATATCAATATGATAATATTCTAAACCAGAATTAATTACTTTAAATAATTTATCAACAAGTAAAGTAGAGGAAATTCCCCCAAAATCATTTACTGATTTGAATGATACAAAAGAATTTCCGCCATCTTCAAATCCATTGTTAATTTGACTAACTTTAACAATTTTATTATTATTTCTAAACAGATTTGAAGTAGAAGTGCCATCAGAAGTAGAATCGGTTTCGAATGGATTTGTTTCTATAACTTCGTATCCAAGTGATTCATTTTTCAAATTTAATATTGCTGTTCTAGAAATATCAAATTCTGCTCTGAATAATGTAAATTTGATATCTTCAAAAATGTCTTCTATCCAATTATCAACGTTTTGTGATTTAAATACAGATCCAATCAATGGTTGAGTAGTTACAGCAGCATTTGTTATTTTTTCGTTTTCTCCTAACTTAGAAGACCAAATTTCATAATCTGTTGAATCCGATTCAACGGCAAAAGCATACTCCGTATCATTTTGTAGATAAATTGGATAATCGAATTTGAAGAAGGTTGGAATAGTTGATTGTTCGATAGCAGTATCGGTAGCAACGCCCATTCGAACAGCTGGGGTATCAATAGTAATAAATGCTTTTATCGACGCTCCTGCAGGCGAAGAACCAGTGCCATTGATGATAACTGAAGGAGCATCGGTATATTCTGATCCAGAAATACTTACTTCAGCATCATAAACATTTCCACCAGACACATAAACATTGGCAGCGGCAGTAATACCACCAACTAACTGAGGACTTTCGATAGTTAATGTTGCGGTTTCATATCCAGACCCAATATTTAATACTTCAAGTCCTGTTAATCTACCAGAATCTCTAGCAACAGTTACTTTTAAAGTTGTTGATGTTGTTGTGAATTTTGCGTTATATAAATTTAAACTATCAAAGAATAAAATTTCATTTTGAATAAAAGATTTTCCGTTGTTGTTTGATAAAACGATGGTATAAATTTGGTCATTTGATAATGTATATTCTCCATTTACTGAAGGAATTAATTCAATTTTGTTTTTATCAAAAACAGTTTTAACAGGACCAGAAGCTTTAGAATTACCACCAACTGCATTTTCTCCTTTTGAAATTTTTAAACTTCCGTTTGTAAATACTCGCAAATATGTATCTGGCAATACTGTTTTTTCTGTTCCGGGAATAATATAATTTCCTGGTTTACCACTTTGAATATTTGATAGATAAACTCTTACTGGAATAGTAGAGCTTTTCTTAGCAAAGTATAAATTCATACCTGTTAAGAAAACTCCACCCGGATTGTTTTCTATCTTAAATGATTGCGATAATGGATTTGGTTTAATCTTAGCACCAGATATTAATTGTATTCCTTCGTCGGATTTGAATATAGCTGGAATAGTAGAAGTAATTGATGAAGGATTTTGTGGTAATGCTCCAGCAACATGATACACAACACTAGAGAAGGTATTAACATCAGAATCTACACTTCCGTTAGAATCTGATGTAAATTTAATGGTTTTTGATCCAGTAACAAAATATAAAGGATTTCCTGTAGAATCATATGCAATATTTTTAATATCGGATGGCACAGAAGACCCAGAAACTGGCGGCACTCCAGCAGGAATTAATATAACTCCACTAGCATTACCATTTTCATCTGTAGTAATTCCGCTATCAAATGTACTAATGGAGTTTCCAGCAATTCCAGTAAATCTAAAATCTTGAGCAACCCATCGGTTTATATTTTTACCATCGATAAAAGAAAATAGTTTTGTTCTAGGTTTCATTCTGGTAATAACAAATTTTACTAATCTGGTGTCACAGAAAAATTTAATATTAGAAATAATATTATTGCCATTAACACTAGTGGAAGAAACTCCTTGTGCCAATTCATTATTTTGTGGACTAATATTAGAAGAACTTGCTATATTGGCAACTATAGTAGAAGAAGATGCAGAAAAATTAATATCATTTAATGGAGAAGTATTGAAGAAAATTCTGTTTGCTCCAATCCAATTTATAGAATAATTATTATAGATGCTAGATAATCCTTCTCTGGTATCATTTTTAGCATAAAATACCGAGAATATTTTTCCATCATTGTTTAAAATTGCTGGAAATTGTTTTTGATTAAACCACTGGTCTACTGGAGGATCTAATTTAACATCACCAACATACTGCACAACTACAAATGGATTTATATTAATCGTTTTGGTAGCAAACGGACTATTCAAATAAGAAATATTTGTATATGGTAATGTTACTACACCGTCTGAAATAGTATATCCACTTATTGTTCTTTCTTCATTTCTAGTATTAATTTCTTTTAATTTGAAAGAAGATTCTAAAGATCTAGGACGTAATACAGATTGTTGTGTGTCAATAGCACACTTATAATCAGATGATATTAAATTACCGATATTGTGCGTTTCAAAATTATCTACAATAAATCCACTCTTAAATCTATCCAATCCTATTTCGTCTTTAACTTGCATATTTAATGCTTGTTGTTCTAGCATACTAAGCAGAGTATACTTTTCTAATCTTTCTACTCTCTTTTCTAATTTGCCAATATCTCGCATAGTATAACGCTTATTATCAACTGGAATGATATTTACATCATTTGCTGAAGCCGTAAATGCAGGAAGATAGAAATAATAGATTGGTATAGCATCATCTAAATCAGTTGGTTTTGTTGGGTTTAATGATGGATTACCTTTTTTGATTAAGAAATCTCCATTTTTGTTTAAAAATAATCCATCAATTCTATCTAGATATTGTTGTAAATTGAATGATAAACTATATTCTATATTTTCATCAGAAGCAAGAGTTCCTGAAGCAATTCCTCCTGCCCGAGTAAAACTTGGAGGAGAAGACAGAATTGATATATCTTGATATCCACTAACAGTACAAGTAGAATCAACTTTTGCTCTAAAATCTACAACATCCTTTAAAGAAATTTTGCCAAACACCGTAGAATTAAAATTTGGTATTTCATCTTCAGAAACACCAGCTTCGTGTAGATAGGAATCAACTGTACAAAAATCTCCTTGTGAATGCTCAAAATAATCAAATCCTATTAATAATTGCCCAGTGGGTGGTTCGTATCCGGGTTTTAAAACAAGGCGAGCAACATCATAGAATGTATCTCTTTGCCCATCATCGAACGTAAATTTATTAGTAACATCATTCCCCGATAGTAAATTGCCATTTACATCAGCAACTGGAGGAACGGTTGATGTTCCTTCATAAACATATCTAAATTTATAAACATCTGAGTATGACAATACTTCAGATGCATTTGTATCATAATCTACTCCTCTAAAAGGAATTACTCTATCTCCAGGAGAAGACACAACTATTCTCTTATTTGAATATGATGTCTTAAGACGAGGTTTAGATTTGCTTACTTCTATAGTAGCAGTTAATTTAATTTTAAAAGTAGTATAATTAGTAATAGTTCCGAAGAAATTTGTTGGAAGAGTAATAGTAACACTACCGGCAGATAATCCAGTTGCTGTATCCGAAGAACTTGTAATTTGTATCTGATCTTCTGTAAGATATATAAGATCTCCTTTGTCTACAGTCGTATTTGGATTGCTTGCTTTATCTGGATCTAAAATAGTGATTAAAAAGTTTTTTTCAGTAAACGCAATAAATCTTTGAGTTCCATATGGAAGTTGAGCAGCAAATGTAATATTTCCACCACTACTACTAATTTTTGTAATAAAATCTCTTCTTAGATAATAAGTAATTTTTGAATTTTCTGGTGAATCAACTATAGAGTTTAAATATTTTGCTCCTGTGGGAATAATTAAAGAAGAAGATGTAGAATTTTCTACCTTTGCTCTTAATCTAATAATATTACTATTTGATACATCTTTTTTTAATGTAGAATTTAGATAAATTCTGGATTTCAATAATCCCTCTGGTTTTGTTACATATTGAATACTTTTTCTTTCTACTGTATTATCACTATATACGAATTGTATAATATCTCCCTGTATCAAATCTGGAGATGGATCTCCAGAAAATCCATTACATTCAATAAATTTATATCCTAGAGTACCAGAAAAAGTAAAATCAGTCAGTGTTTTATTGCTATAATAAGATCCATTGAAAGATTCTACATCAGCAGTAAAGTTATATTTGTCATTAGATCCAAATTGAGAAAATAACGATTTTACATTTTGTGGACCGTATGTTACAACGGTGTTTTTATATAAAACAGGAAAAATAAAAGCACCATTACCAACAGTAGAAGTAACAGAAGGAATTGAATTATATGTTTGCGAAACTAAATCTCTATCTGCAACATTAACTTTGTAAATTGAGCTGCCAAGCAAATTAATACTAATAGCAGCACTTTCATATCCAACACCATTAATAAGAATTTTGCTAATTGTGCTACTGCCAGAAGATGCTGTAGTGGTATATCCTGTTCCTCTTCTGTATACTACAAAATGGGAAATTGTATTTTCTCTAGCAATTCTTCTGGAATTTCCATCTTCATCTACAATTGTTTCTCCCGATTTAAATTCTCCAGATAAAGTACGAACAAATAAATTATTGCCAGTAGAATAAAATCCTCCAGATATTCCTTCTATTACTCCATATGCTCCACTTGATAATCCTATAATATATTTTCCAATATAAAATGAAGTGCTATCTAATTCTTTATCTACAATAATTTTTGTGAAAAAAATAGGATTAAAATATGGTAAATTAAAAATAGCATTATATGGTAATGATCCAGAACTTCTTCCTTTTGATAAAATAATATCAGTATCTTTATTAAATCCAGTTCCTTTTTCTATTAAAGTGAAATTTTTTGGTTTACAAAGTCCAACAATTGGAGTAATTGTTTCATTGTAATCTACTATCTGAGCATATGGTGCTGGTTGACCACTGGCATAATAAAAATCATTTGATAGAAGTTGAGTTTTAAAAACAAATTTTATTTTTGATCCGTTTTCCTCATCATAATCTTTTAACAAACTTAAATATGCTTTATTGCCAACAACCACATATTCTACATAATTTGTTACTGTATCATTACTAATTTCTGGTCTTTTTATAATGTTATAAGCAAGAATTTTTACAGATTCTGACGATACTGTTGCAGCAGAATTTCCTTTTTGAATAACAAACCAAAGATCAGTTCCTAAAACACTATCGTCTGGATATGTTGGATTATCTCCACCTAATTTCAAATAAATTGTTCTTATTCCTTGATCTGCTGTAAATTTTAATCCTCTGCGATTAAACTTTGTTGCAACATTATTAAACCCAATTGTTCCATCATTAAAAACAGAATTTAAATAGATGTCTGGGTATCCATTTAAATCTTCTCCTTCTGCATTAAGTGGCACACTATTATAAACATTGGAAACATTAAAACCAGATAGTTGGGTTACTTTAATTCTGTTGTTTTCTTTTTTGTAAATATCTCTTGCTTTTTCTACTTCTTTATATGTAATATCTTTTTTTAAGATTTCGTATCCTTTTACATAAGCTTTTCCTGGTCCAATGCCAGCAATCATTAATGCTCTAGCATCATTTTTTTCTATTCCATTTACTAAATTAGTTTCGGTATCTAAAGCATATGTTCCTCTATTCTCATCTCGTAGATAATATTCTCTTAAATCTACTGAAAAATCATTAACTACATAATCTCCAGATTCATCGTATGTTCTTCTGGCTAATGTTTCTTCGATTAAATTATATGATTCTGACTTAACTAATTTTTGTATAGCACCATTTTTAATAGTAACTAACTGTATAAAATCAGATGACGTTATGCCATTATATTCATAAACCGATAATGTTAGATTTATTTGTAAACGATGTGCTCCCGGTGCTGAGAAATTTGAAAATCCTCTTGCGTTGTCGTATAAAGTATTATCTTCTTCTGGAGTAATAATTTTTTCCGATACTTCAAATCCAACTTTAACCGACGGTTTATTATAATATTTGTCAACTACAATAATTTGCTGAGGATTATTTACAAAATATCCATTTACAAAATATACCCCTTCTTCTACTTGAACTGCAGAAGCATATCCCATTGCTGGACTATCAACTGTAGTTATTTTTTGTGTATCGTAATCAATTACATCAATAGTTGCTGGAAGTATACTGCCGTCTGTTCCAACAACAAGCAGAGGACTATCAGCAACATCTAATACTTCTACTGTTTCTCCTTGTCTAAAATTTATTTCTTCGTTACTATTACCACTATTTGTATATTTAATAAACAATACATCAGATTCGGTTTCGCTGCCATAAGCATACGAAACCACTGTAGCCGTTACCCCAGAAGAAAGACCTGCTAAAATAGTTCCTACTAAATTTTTAATATCATATTTTTGAAATACAATATTTCCATTAATATTTACTGCTACTTCTGATACAGAAGATAATTTTACATAATTTAATTTATTATTAAAAGAAACTTCACCAGGAACAACTTGCTGTCCCTGTTTATATTGACTTTTGCCAAAATTTTCAATTTGATTCTGTAATACAGATTGGAGAGTAGTTAACTCTCTACTTTGAATAGAATATCCAGGTCTAAAAAGAACTTTATAATATCCCTTCGAAGTATTAAAATCATCATTATATGGATTAGAATTAAGATTAATCTTCTGGGGCATTGTGACTCATTCTGATGGTATTGTTTATATTACAAAGTATAGAGAATCAAAATTCAATAACTAATTTGATATCTTCAATTTGGTCGGGTGCTCTAGTAATCAATCTTCTGTTTTCGATATAAATCAACTCTCCAGAATTATTTTTAATTTCTGGTAGAGCCAATCCACCATTTGACGGGTTTGTTGAATCTACTCCAGTAGCAAAAGTAGAACCAAGAAGTGCTCCAGTAAAAGCAACTTGCACTGTTCCAGAAATACCAGAACTAACGCCAACAATAGGTTGTGATGCAGTTGCCTTGAAAGAAACAACGACGCCCTCATGTGTATGAATATCAGGAAGTTGAATGTACTTAAGAACTCCAGCAGTTGTGCTGCCAGTATCTAAAACCCAAGAAACTACTTTGCCTTTTGAAATTACTCCACCAATTGTTTGAGTAATTTCTTCGTCAACGATATAATTTCCGGTTGCTGCTGTGATTTTAATTGCATATAAACCAGTAGCAGTATCACTAGAGTAATAGTTAGATGATCCATACTGAAGAGGATCTTGAAGAATACCAATTCTACGGAAATCATTATCCACAGGGAAGTCGCCAGAACCTTCTGCATAGGTTAGACGAATATTTGTCATAATTCGCTTGGAATTCAATTCCATTACTGGATCTGCGCCATATCCACCTTGAGGAGGAATAACAACTTCAACAGACCCTTTAGCAGTTGCTCCAACAGTTGCTGCAGTACTTAATCCAGTGTTGGTAAAAAGGAAACCACTCTTGAGAATAACATTAGCATATGTATATCCAGTGCCAGCAGCTTCAACAAATGCTCCAGTTAATGCACCAGAACCATTTGTGGTTATGCGAACTTTACCTCCAGTGCCGTCTCCTAAAATAGCAGCATATAAAGTTGCGCTAGTAGGAAGATTAGCACCAATATCTTTAAGTATTAATGCACCAATTGCTCCATCAACTGCTCCAGATTGAACGGTAGAATTTAAAACAACTGGCATAAAATCTGATGAAAGGAATTTAATTACATCATCCGTAGGAATGGTGTACATATATTTCCAAACATAATTGCCAGAAGGTTCTGTATAAATTCCACTAGCATACGATCCTTCACCAGAAACTGGATTCGTTGATGGAACATAAGTAGAAGCAACTCCAGAAGGATTGGTAGAACTTGTTCCGTTGTATAGACAAGTAAAAACTTCATATGCAGTTGCATTTAAAACAGCATACTTTGCATCTGATGAAGCAAGTGAAGATTGACTTGTTGCTGTTTGTTTTTGTGAATTATAATCTGGTCTCCACATGTCATAAGTGATACCAGTTGCCCAATTTACCCGACGAATAACATGTCTTGCATTAGCAGAATTAATTCTTTTATATGCGATCATCTCGTCATATAATCCGAATTTTTCTTCTTGATTATCAAAATCTGCTAGTGCAGCAGGAACATCTTCAGTAGCAAAACGATAAACACCTGCTTTAGCAGTAGCAGTTGAAGTGCCTCCAGTTACTGTTGCTCCAGCAGTAACGGTAGCAGAAGGAGAAACACCAGTCAGTAAAAGGCTATTTGGATATACCTCTGAAACTGTACCAGTAAGAGTTCCTGAAGAAAGAATAATTGTTTCCCCTATATTAAAATTAGTAGAACTTACTCCATAAATTTCTAAATATGTTTTCCATTGTTGGGGTCTACCAACAAAGAAATACATTCTTGAACGATTAGCATCAGAATCACCTGAACCTTCCGAAAGAGATTCCAGAAATTGTTTTGCATTAAAAATTCTGAACTTTTCAGAAATGATAGCAGCCATGTAAATTGTCTCCGAATATCGATAATTTATTTATATTTATACGATTAAATTAGTAGTTCTAAAGTAATCACCAATAGAATGTGTTTCTATAACTCCATTAACTGACCTAACTATTCCAGTCAATGAAGTTGTTGTTTTTCCAGTATATGAAATAACTTCTTTGCCAATTATAATATAACCAGTAGATGGTAATTTAGACAATGGCGAAGAACCTACAGTTGGTGTTTGTGCCGTTAATGTTGTGCTTGTAGTTGTCATATTTGTATTTAATATTGCTCCCGATTCTGATATACTGGGATATCCTGCGTTATAATAAGCACCTGATATCAAATAAGAACTAAGGTTTTTATTTTCCAAATCTTTTATTGTAAATGATCCATAACTCAATTCCATTTCTTGTAAATTCATTCCGCCATTAGCAATAGTTCCTACATCCATAAATTTCCACGAATCTAATGTTGAAACATTGTTACCAGCATTTCCTACACTATATTCTAATAATCCAGCATCAGCTGTTGTTGCTGAATTAGATACTATTAATATATTTCCATTCCTTATCGAAACTTCTGATATCACAGGATTTAATGTAATGTAAGTACCTACTCTCAATAATACATATCCATCTAAAACAATATTTTCTATGTAAAAATCAAGTATTCCAAATTCATAAAATCGTAATGCCTCAAACACACCACCAACAGATCTTGGTTGAATTGTAAGTTGATTAGTGGAAATTATATTTAATGTTGTTGATTTTACCGAAATTAAATCAATCGTTTTTTCAATATAATATTGGGAAAGACCGCCACTTATAATATTTTTTAATGAATTGTAATGTATTTTGTTTTCGACTAAAGCAGTGATTTCTTTACCAACAGAAACAATATTTGGATTAAAAGTAGTTTCAATGGTTGATGTAGCAATTGTAGGTCCACCAATCTGCATGGCAACAAAATTTACTACTATAGTATCGCTTGATATAGGAAGCGGAATATTGCCAATAAAAATAATTTTTGCAATTGAATCTATATAAACATTAGATTCAACTATTCCGGTAATATAATCACTAACAGAAACAATATTTGGATTAAAAGTAGTTTCAATGGTTGATGTAGCAATTGTAGGTCCACCAACTTGTACTGTAACTGGATCCCCAGTAACAATAGATTGAATGATTGGTCTTTCAGTAGTTCCAACAAATACAACACTTGCTACAGAATCAAGAAGTACATTAGATTCAACTATTCCGGTAATATAATCACTAACAGAAACAATATTTGGATTAAAAGTAGTTTCAATGGTTGATGTAGCAATTGTAGGTCCACCAACTGCTATGGAAGATTCAAATAAACCTAAACTAAAGGTTTCACTGAAGATATTTCCAACAAAAGCAATTTCCGCAATTGAATCTATATAAACATTAGATTCAACTATTCCGGTAATATAATCACTAACAGAAACAATATTTGGATTAAAAGTAGTTTCAATGGTTGATGTAGCAATTGTAGGTCCACCAACTGCTATGGCAACATTCTGAATTGATATAGTAGCCCAGGAAGTATCAATATCAGCAGAAACCTTAATAACAGAATTACTGTATATCTTCTCTTGTATTGTAATTAAAATTTCATCTCCAACTGAAGATATAGTAGGAGCAGTTTGAGTTTGCGTAACTGTGGTAATGTTAGAAACTTGTGCAGATCCCGTTTGTATAGACCCAATAGAAATTATATCTGAAGTTGATCCAGCACCAGACATTCCAACAGAAACCAGAGTAACATTTTCTCTGTATTGTCTTACGAAAGCACCTGCTTCGTGTGTGTAAGCACTTGTTCCATCAACTCCGCGAATAATGTTAAAGAAACGATCAGATAATTTATTATTATATCTAATAATTTCTCCATCTATCATTAATCTACCAGAAACAGTAAATTTAGTAGTATCAACAATATAAACAATTGAATCTGTTTTAGAAAGTGGCGATTGTAAATAACCACCAGTATCATGAAGTGCTGGATAAACAGGACTTTGAATTAATTTTAAGAAACTTCTTAAATCTAATAAAATTTCTCTATCCGAATCTATAATAGTTACTTTAGATTCTGCTTCTACTTTTGCGATTGGTGTTTCAATCGAAGAAGATACAATAGTTGATAAAGCAGATAGAGAAGTAACCTGTACAGGACCAAGTTGAAAATATAAATTAAGTGAAGGTTTTGCTTGATTTGCAGGTATTCTTGATTTTGCTTCTGATGGTAAAGTGAGAGTAATAAAAATATCACGATTAGCAATAGTTGCAGAAATTATATTTTCATAACTATAAATTCTTGTTGGAAGTTTTGGCAATTCGTTTGCGTTTAAATTAATAATTAAACTTTTTGTATCAATACGCGGAGTAAAGAAATTAGTAATAATTCTATGATGAGAATTTTTCTTGGATTTCTTAACATAATATCCACGAGTAATGTAAACTTTAGGAGGACATCTATATTCTCCACCAACATCAGTTAATACAACATCTATTGGTTCTCCATTGTGAACGACAACATATGCTTTAGCCCCGCCACCAGAAGCAGGAGCAATAATACTGCCGCCTTCATCTTTAAGTGCTTGTGGAACAAAATTTAATCTTGGACTATCTTCGTAACTATATCCAGCTGGTCTTGGCAAAATTTGTTTGGTTTCATATCTATCATAATCTTTTTTATTCCATGTTAATGAAGTAACTTGACCAAATGTAGGAGAAGAAGCATTTGTGTCTACATTTGCAATAATATCCAGTCCTTCTCCTAATTGAATACCATTATAATTTGATGTGGATAGTTTTCCTAGATATCCGGTAGTTACATCAGCACTTTCTCTATATTCTGTTTTAATTACTTCCGTTGGTATTGAAAAAATAGTTCTATATTCATTCTCTCCATCTATTTTAATCTGATCATCAGGAGCAAGAGCATTCCAATAATTTGGTTGTATTGAAGATCCAATTAACCACCCAGTAGTAGTTTTTTTCAATATATCTAATGTATCTTCAGTTTCTTCAAAATAAGCACCCCCACTAGTTGTGGATAATTGTTGACCGACGGAAACAATGGAAGAAGATGGTATTATTAAATCTCCTAATCCAGATGCTTTTCCGTCTATACAATAAATGTCTTTTGTGGTAACAAATTTTTTATTTTGTGATTCTATAGTAAGTATAATGTTATTTCCACTAAAATCAAATTTTTTAATAACTCCAATAGCTGTATTTGATGTATAACTATTACCTTGATAGCAAATAATATTAGTATTTTGTTTTATTTCGGGTTTATAATTTACTTTTATTTCAATTCTATTTAAATAATCATTATGATCAAAATCAAACAATGTAAGGAATTTAATAACATTTCTGCCATAAAGATACATAATATTAATTTTTTGACCAACTCTAAGAGGTTCAATAAAAGAAATATTAGATCCTCTAATTGTATATGATTGCAATCTTTTTTGTAATACTTCTTCGACAAAAACCAAAACATTTCTATCATCATCTATGGCAATTGTTTTTCCCGTTACTGCAGATCTCAATGTAAATGGACCAGTAAATTCATCATCTATGTATTTTTCATTAATAACTAATCTTTCGTATGCTCCTACATTATAAGCAAAGAAAGATTGCTTTGCTTTATTAAAAATATTACTAGAAGAAATTTCTTCAAATTTTCTTGGCGCTTCTACAAATACTATTTCGTTTGGTGTTGTAGTTCTTCTGATATAATAAGATCTATCGGATGGAATTAGTGGAGTAGTTCCAGATCTTTGTATAACCCCATCTATAGACACAATTAAATTATCAGTACTTGGTAATTGTACTGGCGTATTGTCATCATAATATAGTTGAAATGCGGTTTTTATATTGTCAA